TGGGTTAGATGCACCTAATAGTGATGATTATATAGAATACAAAGACCTATCAGAAGAAAAAGTTAAAGACTGGGTTAAGTATGCATTAGGTGAAGAAAAAATGGCTGCAATAGAAACATCATTATTAAACCAAGTAGAAGAAAAAATATCACCAACAGAAGCTATAGGATTACCCTGGAATGATTGAAAATTGGACTGAAATAGGATTTGCTGGATTAGCAGCAGGTATATTGTGGATGACATTTAAATGGATGACTAATGAGTTAAATAAAAAAATAGATGACTTGCATGATATAATTATAAAACTCATTGATGCTAAGAATGGAATGGTAGATAAATTTCAGGAATTAAATGATGAAGTAACGGACCAGTTAAATTACATAGAAGCAAAGCTAGGTAATGGTCGTGGATCTAAACAAAAAAGGAAAGCGAGTAGAAAATAATGCCAAGATATACAAGTAAAAAATCTAATGGTATGAAAAAGAAAAAAAAGAAAATGACTGGTAGGAAAAAAATGGGTAGTAAAGTCGTTAAACGTAAAAGGTCGGCTTATTAATGGCTAAATCTATTAAAGGTGTTAATGTATCTGCATTAAATGTTAGACAACAAAATGCTATGAGAAGACATTCAAAACATCATACTGCTAAACATTTAAGATCTATGGTTACCTCTATGAAAAAAGGTAAAACATTTAAACAGTCACATCAAATAGCTATGAAGAAAGTAGGTAAATAAATGCCAAGAAAAAAGAAACGCAAAGGTTTATATGCTAATATTCATGCTAAACGCAAAAGAATTAAAGCAGGCTCAGGTGAAAAGATGAGAAAGCCTGGAAGCAAAGGTGCGCCTACTAAGGCACAATTTAAAAAAGCAGCTAAAACTGCAAAGAAAAGACCTGCACGTAAAAAGAAAAAGTGAAAGAAGAAAAGGTAAAGGTATAGTTTATGCCTAAGAAGAGAAAGCAAAAAAACATAAGGAGGACTACTGGCAAAGGTGGGAATTACAGACCTACTAAAAAAGGTGCTGGTATGACTCGTAAAGGTGTTAAAGCTTATAGAAAAGCAAACCCTGGTTCAAAGTTAAAGACTGCTGTTACAGGTAAAGTTAAAAAAGGAAGTAAAGCAGCTAAAAGACGCAAGTCATATTGCGCACGTTCTCTTGGGCAATTAAAACGTAGCTCTGCTAAAACAAGAAATAATCCTAATTCAAGAATTAGGCAAGCTAGAAGAAGATGGAAATGCTAGATTCAACCAAAGTCATACTTAATGGATCGTTGGGCGTAGGAGTATGGTGGGTAAATTTACCAATGGTATTGCAGATGGCAGTATCTATTGCAACGTTAGTGTATTTAATAATTAAAATAAAAAAGGAACTAAAATGATACAAGACATGATAATGAAGTATTTGTTCAACGATGAAAATAAAGATAAGATTATCGACGAACTAAACAAGAATGTCAACATTCCTATTATTAACGAAGACACAGAAGAGAAGATTATCTCTGCTATTTATGATGTGTTTGAAGATGTAATGGGAAAGGTATTAAAGAAGTAATGCGCACTACTTTTGGAGAAATCGTACAAGAAGTGTTGCGTCACGAAGGTGGGTATGTTAATGACCCTGTAGATAGTGGTGGCGAAACAAAGTACGGAATATCAAAAAGAGCGCACAGCAATGTAGATATAAAGAATCTTACTGTTGAAGAAGCATGTGCTATTTACAGAGAAGATTACTGGAAACCTTGCAAAGCAGAAAAACTACCAGAAGAATTAAGGGAACCTTATTTCCTATTTGTAGTTAATGCAGGTCAAGGTGCTGCGGTAAAAGTCTTGCAAAGAGCATGTAATGGTAAAAATAGTAAGGATGAAGAAATCAAGGTAGATGGTAGAATAGGTAGAATGACTATTGGAGCTTCTAAAAAATTAGAAAAGAATAGATTTATATCTTACATAGTATTGCATTACGCTAAGATAGTGTACCGAAATGCATCTCAAGAACGTTTCTGGTACGGTTGGTATAAACGAGCTTTAGGTCTATAGGTTGACTTTAAAAGAAACCGTAGTCATATTTCCAGACATACACTTTCCTCATCACGATGAGAAAGCTTTTAGTTGCGCTTTGAAAGTGTTAGAGTATGTAAAGCCTACAGCTTTTTTATGTTTAGGTGATTTTGTAGAAGGTGAGTCAGTATCTCATTGGCAATGGTCTAAAAAGAAAAGACCACCTTTAGAATATCAACTACCATCAATTAAGATGGAAATACTTGCAGCTAACGAAGGTTTAGATAGAATAGATGCTGCATGTAAGAAAGCCAAAGTAAAAAAGAAAATTATGACTATGGGTAACCATGAGCTTTGGTTTGACAATTTTGTAGAAGAGAATCCTTATCTTAAGCAGTATGCTTCTATGAAAGCATTTAAGATGAAGGAAAGAGGATACGATGCATACCCTTATGGTAAGTATGTACAAATACTAGGATCTAAGTTGTATGCGTATCATGGTGGACATTATAGTGGTGTAAATCATACAAGAAGCCACGTGATGAACTTAGGTGTAAATATTATCTACGGACACACACACGATAGTATGAAGTCTGTAGTAACACATTTGAATGGAGCCAAGATGGCATATTCAATGGGATGTTTATGTAAGATGGAAAAAGAGTTTTTAAAGAATAGACAAACTAACTGGACACATAACGTAGGTATCCTGGATATATTTAACGATGGCAACTTTAATTTAAATGTGTTAACCATTATAGATGGTAAAACAACAATTAATGGAAAGGTAATAGGATGAAGAAGTTAGGTGATGTATTACCAGATAGAAGAAGACATTATGGTAAAAAACGTAAGAAGAAAAGGAAAGTAAAGAAACGTGCCAAAACAAACGTTTACTCTAAATGATTTTTCTGGTGGACTAGTTGATGCCAACAACGCAAGGGATATACCTATTAATGCGTTGTCTGAGGCTGATAACGTATCCTTAACGCTTAGAAATTCAATAAATACACTTGGAGGTGGGGTAGCGCATAATCTCTTGACTCCAGCTAAATTTAGCACGTTAGCAGCAGGAGATGGCAATACTACTGATACGAGTATTTTGGGTCATATTTCTGCTGGTTATGGTGTATTTACATTTGAATCAGATTTTGATTTAGGCTCTGCACCTAGCAGTACATCAGCATCTGGAGTAATAGATCAAGGTTCTAAGTATATTATGTATGTCGATTGTTTAAATGGACAAATGCATGTGTATGACCATAATACTCGTACTTTAAATTTAAACTCTGCTTTTCCAAAAGCTTTAAATGAAGGTTCTAATGAAACAATAGAAAATTGGGATTTTAGTGCTGGAACATTAACATATGCTACTGCTGGAGCAGATGGTATAGGTGATACAATTACTAATTCTAATAATTATTTTATGGGTAGTACTGCATTTGGAGCAACAGAAGGTCAAGCTTCTATGAATGCTGGTGATTATATACGAATTGAAAATGATACAAATAATAGCAATGCTAATAATTTTCAATGTTTACGTATACGTGATGTTAACAGAAGTAGAATTACATTAGATCATA